ATCTGGTTGCTTATGCTTCTTCTGGATTACATGATATATCCCAAGGAATGAATCTATCATTTCTTCATCCTGCCCTAAAGCCAGCTAATCAGCTTTCGATGCTACGCGACGCTCAGGTAGTTGCAAGAGTAGTTCGCGCACCTATGCGCAGGATGTTTAAGATTAACGTTGGGAATCTACCAAAGAATAAAGCAGACCAATATATGCGGTCTGTCATTGCCAAATACAAGAATAAGATTGTTTATAACTCTGTAGAAGGGACAGTAAAAGACCAGAGAAACTTTATGTCTATTCTGGAGGATTATTGGTTCCCAGTTGATTCAGAAGGAAAAGGACATTCGGTCGAGAATATTGAAGGGTCGAATAATGATTCGGCTACAGATGATATTGAGAACATCCAGGAGGAACTATATCGGGCATTACAGATTCCTGTTGGGCGATTTAAGGAATCCACTGTAATCTTTGGAAGACAGTCAGAGGTATCCAGAGACGAATTAACATTTGCCAAGTTTATTAATCGTCTTCGTCGTAAATTCAATTCGTTATTCGATGACCTGTTAAAGACCCAATTAATTGCTAAGTCGATTATCCAGGAAGAAGATTGGGAAGAATTAAAGGAATCCCTGAATTACAAGTATAAACAGGACCAGTATTTCCTTGAGGTAAAAGAAGCCGAGATACTGCGAAATAGATTAGACCTGATTAACCAGATTCATCCTTATATGGGGATTTACTTCTCTAAAGAATACATCTTCGAGAAAGTAATGAAGATGTCCGAGGAAGAAGTAGATGATATGAAGAAACAAATGGAACAAGACCATTCAGAAGAGATGGAGAGGAATCTTCATGACCAGATGTATATGAATCAAGCTAGTCAGGAAGAAGGAGAAGGACAGGCCCAAGGGGGGCCAATGGATTCTCAATATTCATCCTGGTCCCCCCCTCCGCCTGACGAAAGAGTCAAAGCCACACAAGCGGCTGCCCTTACCAATTCAATTAAAAATAAACCAAAGAAACAACAGAACATAGGAGACGACGATGATTAGAGATTTCTTGGACGCAGTGCGTGCCGGAGATGCCAACGAGGCAAAGACTTGGTTCCAGACTATTTTTTATAAGAAATTAGCGAATAAGATGGAAGATAAGCGATTAGAAGTATCCCAGAATATCGGCAAGGAAATCGGGGGAAAGATTAACAAGACTCTGGCGATGGATGACTAACAAATGAATGCCACTATCAGAGATTTATTAACCGAGATTCATCTTCGGGAAGAATTGAGTAAGGACGCGAAGGCAGAGGAATTTGTCAGGGATTTTATTAATTCAAACAATCCAAAGTTTGAAGGTAAATCCAAGGCAGAAAGAATAAAGATGGCTTTGGCGGCTTATTATCAGTCCCAACAAACGAAAGCCCCTAAAAAAGAGGAAGTAGTGGAGCGAGCCGAATATCCATTCCACTCTGGCGATAGTGACTTCCGTACTGGAACATCTATAAACCACGACAGATACCAGATTACATTCAAACCGGCTTCTCAATCGAATGTTTCTAAAGAAGGAAAAGTAGACTATCTGAAAGGGATGCACCCTGAAAGAAAAACCATCGTCGATAAAGAAGCTGGATTGAAAACTCCTGTTGGACAGGTCACCCATGCATCAGTCTATGACTACCGAACAGGAAACACCACCAATCACCATATATTCCAGACATCCGGTAAGAGCTCAATGGCCTCGATATCTTCTTTGTCCAATAACAAAGAACATGATAATCACCGGGAAATATTAAAGAATGCATTATCACAGACGCCAGAACAGACACCAGAACAGGCACCAACGGAGACCAAATAATGCAACTATTATTAGAACTAAACCAAACTGACATTGACATCCTTACTGAAAATGTCAACGGTAAAAAGAGTTATTACATCGAAGGAAAATTCCTTTCAGGGGACACAAAGAACAGAAACGGAAGGGTATATCCGAAATCGGTATTAGAAGGTGCAGTTAATAAATTCCGAGAGGATTATATCAATCAGAATCGTTCAGTGGGCGAACTCAATCACTCTCCTGGATTCACTGTCAATCTGGATAAGGTATCACATATTATTGAGTCTCTTACCTTCCATGGCGCAGATGTATACGGCAAAGCCAGAGTCATTGACACTCCTAATGGAAAGATATTAAAGACCTTAATCGATGAGAACTACAAACCAGGCGTATCTTCTCGGGGAATGGGTAAGGTAAATAAGGCACGGGGGAATATGGTAGAGGAATTCTTGATGTCTACCGTGGACGTTGTATCAGACCCGTCTGGATTTGATTGCTACGTAAAGGGATTGTCTGAATCCATTGAATGGAAATTCGTCGATGGAGAATGGATGCCTGTAGATTTACAAGAAAGCTTTGACCAAATCACAAAGAAAGAAAAGAACCTGATTATTCTGGAAAGATTTGAACGATTACTTTCTAATATCAAATAACAAATGATTAATTTTTCAGAATTATCCGAGATACTTAATAAGCAACAAAAGGCTAAAGTTAATCGTTGGGCAAAGGGAGATAATTCCTTTTCTGACCATCTATTCGACCATCCGGAACATACTGAGAAAACTATCTCTTTAGAACATCCTGATTCAGAAGGTCATTCTGAAGATATTAAATCTCATCTTGAGCCGCATGGAATCAAGATTAAAGATTATAAATCTGGTATCGGTGAAGATAAATATGGACGCGAAATTAAACTCGGAAAAGCACTCGAAAAGACCAAGGCGCCAGACGAGTTAAAGAATAAGTTTGCTAACGACCCGAGTAGGAGTAATAAAGGAATCGGTAGCGATGACTTAAGGGTAACTATTTCTCGCCATCCTCATCATGTAGCCGGAATGACTTCATCCGGACATAGTTGGGAAAATGAATCCTGTATGAACTTCGAAACAGGATGCAACAAGGATTATTTAAAACAAGACGTTAAACACGGTACCCATGTTGCTTATCTTCATCATAAAGATGATAAAGAACTAGAACATCCTTTAGCCCGTATTGTCCTGAAAAAATTTACTGACGAAGAAACAGGGCATTCTGTATTGAGGCCAGAGAATAGAACTTATGGGCCGGCGTCAGATGCTTTTACTCATACAGTCCATAAATTTATAGATAATAAGATGCCTGTTCATGATTCTGGGATTTACCGAAAAAATGATTCTGTTTATCATGATAGTGGAGATAAAAAAATAGTAGGGAAAGGAAAGGAAGCACTCAACAGGATTCTTAAAAATAATAAAGAGAGTATTTCTTCCGATATCGTAAATCACCCTGCATTTACTAAACAAACAGCAGAAGAACATATCCATAGAATGCCGCAATATTTAACAAATTCATCAGTATTTTCTGATGATGATGTTAATAGAATATTATCTAAACATAAAGATAATCGCGAGTTACATTTTAACGCAGCCAGAAATAAAGGAATCAGTTCCTCTACAATTGATAAAATTATTGGAGCACATCCAGATGCGGTCGATAACCTTCATCCAGATAATCCAAATATCACAAAAGAACATATAAGCAAAATTATCCAGAGTTCACCTTCTACTTTGGGTGTGATGAAATTCACGAATCATCAAAATTTTCATCCATCTCATTTTGATGAGATATCGGAGAATCGTGGTAAAAGAGGACGAAGAGAATTATTAGAACCAGATGTAAATTTACCAAAAGAACATTTTGATAAATTCGTTAAGAAGGACGCTAATTCGCTTAATATCCACGATAAAAAAGATTTAATCCATATTGATAAAATCATAGACCACGAACATTTCGATAAAGATAATGCTAAACATCTATTAGATAATGTACCGAACGTGGAATCTAATCCAAGAATCCACAACAGTCTCTTATCAAGAAGTACTGGAGTTCCTCATAAACGCGGAACACCTTTAGAACGATTTCACGCAGCCATTAAATCTAATAATCAATAGAAATTGTTTATTTTATAAATAGTTATTGTAAAGCATTAAAATACGGAGAACATCAATGAGATTATCAACAAAAATTCAGGAGCTTCTGGCGGAGAAACAAATTCCTGTTTCTAATTCAGGAGATACTGATTTCCCTAAACAGGGGAATTCGAAGGAAAAAATCGAGCACAAAGATAACGGCGAATATGACCTCGACGTATCTAAGGACGTTAAGAAGGATACTTCAATTACAGCATCACAAAAAGGCGATTCCGATTTCCCTAAACAAGGAGATTCGGATACTACCGTTAAGCAAACTAAAGAAGGCGACGAAGACGCAGGAATTATTGCCCAGGATTCAAACGTAAAGGATAACAGCATCAATCCTTCACAAAAAGGCGATTCCAACTTTCCTACCCAGTCCGATTCGAAAAAGAAAGTTCCTTATCAAGTAAAGAAATTCACCAAAGAAGAATTGGATACTGATATCAAGGCTATCTTCGGGGAATCAGTTGAAGATGAAATCAAAGACAAAGCCGCTAATATTTTCGAAGGCGCTGTAATTGCCCGAGTTAATCTTGCCGCTGAATCAATCGTTGAATCCTTGGAAGAACAATATAACACCAAACTTGACGAAGAATTATCCAATATCGAAGAAAAGATTGACAAGTACATGGGATATCTTGCTGAAGAATTTATGGAGAAAAATGCAGTTGCAATTGAATCAGGTCTGCGGGAAAGCGTTATCTCTGACTTCATATCAGGCTTACATGACTTGTTCGAACAACACTATATTGAAGTTCCAGAAGGTAAACAGAACGTAATCGACCAGTTGATGGAAGAAAACGCAAAAATCAAATCGGAACTGAATGACGTTCTCAACGAAAATATTGATTTGAAAGCGTCTAAAGTTCAATCAAACCAAAAAGCAATTGTCGAGGAAATCTGTGAAGGGATGACCGCTATCGACAAAGAAAGATTCTCGAAATTGATTAATGGCATTGATTTTGTGGAGGAACAAGCCTATCGAGAAAAGCTGAATGTCATTAAAGAATCTCATATCAAATCTACCAAGGTAGCAACAAAACCTTCAGTAGAACTGGATTCAGGAAATGGCGTTCATATCAATGAGAATATTAATGAATATGCCAAAATAATTTCCAGAAGCTTCGGAAAGAAATAATTAATCAGGAGAAATAAACAAATGTATCAAGCAGAAAATTTAGTAGAAAAATGGGATAGCATCCTGAATATGGATGGTATGCCCGAAATCAGCAACGCAGAACGTAAATACGCTACTCTTTTGGTAATGGAAAACCAATTACGCGAAATGAGCAGCGATAAAGCGGTTCTGATGGAAGCAGCCCCTATCAATAACAGCATGGCTACTGGTGGTATCGACCGCTACGAACCGATTATGTTGGGTATGGTTCGTCGTAGTCTTCCTAACCTGATGCCGTTTGATGTATGTGGTGTACAACCAATGCGCGGACCCTCAGACATTATCTTCTGTCTGCGTTCTTTGTATGGTAACGAACGCGCCAATGCAATGACTCGCAAAGAAGCCCTGTTCAACGAAGCAGATACTTCTTTCTCGTCCAGCAAATTTGACCAAAGCTTTAATCAAACCCCTCTGAATGGTGCTCATACTGGTTCCAACCCGGTAGATGGTGCCTTTACTACTGGTCATGGTATGACTACAGCAGAAGGTGAAGCACTTGGAGATGCGCTTAATAATCAATGGGGACAAATGTCTTTCTCTATTGATAAGATGAGTGTTGAAGCAAAAACCCGTGCTCTGAAAGCAGAGTACACGTTGGAACTGGCACAAGATTTGAAAACAGTTCATGGTCTGGAAGCAGATGATTTGTTGGCAACGATTCTCAGTCAAGAAATCACCTTTGAGATTAATCGCGAAATCGTTCGGACAATTTACAACATCGCTAAATGGGGTAGTCCTGCTACTGCTAATCCGGGTTCCTTTAATCTGGATGTCGATGCCAACGGTCGTTGGTCAGTAGAACGTTTCAAAGGATTGGCTTTCAACATTCAACGCGATGCCAATCATATTGCTCAAGAAACTCGTCGTGGTCGCGGTAACGTTCTGATTTGCTCCAGTGACGTAGCAAGTGCTCTTACCTTGACTGGTGTTCTGGACCCAAATCCTGCTCTGAGTGTTGATGATACAGGTAGTACCTATGCTGGTAATATCGGTAAAATCAAAGTTTATATTGATCCATATTCAGCCAATATTGGCGCTAACAGTCAATTCTATGTTGTTGGTTATAAAGGACAAAGTTCATGGGATGCTGGATTGTACTATTGTCCGTATACCATGATGCAATTGGTAAGAGCGATAAATCCTGATACACTTCAACCAAAGATGGGATACAAAACGAGATATGGTCTCTCACAAAACCCATTTGTAGTTGGAGCTAACGGAAAAGCTGATGGTGATAACCTTACCACTAACCAGAACTTCTACTATCACAAAACCCGCGTTCTTAACCTGATGTAATCTCCTTTATATAATAATAAATAGCAATATCCTTTACCCCGGACTTAGTTCCGGGGTTTTCTTTTGTAAATCTCATACCCAGAATTCCAAACTACATACCCACCAGTCTCTACTTCACTCCATTTGCCTTTGATGAAATTTAATCGCCTACATGACGGGAACTCAACGAAATCCAGTTCGTATTCCGTCTCATCAACTATTCCGTAGCCGCGCTCTAATCGCTCTACTGATAATCTCTTGCCTTCGATTATATCGAGTATTCTTCTTTTACACAAGCCCTCATCACTATCCCATTCGTCTTCGTAGATGTGAAATACCTGAATCCCCTCACTAATACAGAGATTAGTCTTGTTCCAATGATAGAATTGTCCTCTTCCGGCTTCTTCTGAATGCCAGTATACTCCGTTGAATTCTATTCCGATTTTATGGTCAGGGAGGTAGAAATCGATTTCCATCTTACCTAGCCTGTATCCATTGATGAAGTTAACTCTATTCTTAATAAGGAAATCTTTTATCTTCTTTTCCGGAAGACTTAAATTCCTTTGGTGCATCATCAATCCAGATTTACGTATTCGTCTGTATATCGTTATGGTTGACACCCCATACCGTTCTTCTATCTCCGATGGATGTAGTTCATCGAGTAGGGATTGAAGAAATTCATTATCAGAAAGTATTCGTCTCCTATCTACGCCAAGATTACTCAAGAATGTATCTCGCTTCTTCCTCTTGATATCACTGTTCTGGGAGATGTTATCGACCCCATACAAATCATAAATTGCTTTCTTTGTTTTCTTGTTAATCTTATCGGATTGAAAGGAATAGTCCACGCCATGATTATTCCGACAAGTATCTCGTTTCTTCTGGTCAGTTTCTTTGTTGATACTCATACACTTTACAGAACAAAATTCCCTGAATCCCAAGGTAGTATTACGAAGTTTGACTGGATTAGTCTGACATTCTTTACATAGAGGAATTGATTCGAGTCCATTGACATACAAGTATACCTTGGTCGGAACATGATTCACTTCAGGATAGATTGATTCCAGAAACCGGACTGCCTCTGGAATCTTCCTGTAGTTAGAGTTGATATAGTTAGACTTTTCTGGACTGACCAGAATTCCTAACTCAAATAACTCTTGTTCTTTCTCGGTATACGTCATTCCCTTGATTCCATATCACATATCCCCGTTCCCCTTTCTGTGCATCTACCCAAACACCTTTCCTCATTATAACTTCTCTACTTGATGGAAACTCAACGAAGTTTAACTCTTTTTTATCATCCACGATATTACCGTTTCTATCGAAATTACTAGGAATAATATCCAACAGGGTCTGTTTTATAATTTCTTTCTGATTATCCCACTCATCTTCATATACGTGGATTAATTTTATCCCATTACTCAAACAGGCATTGGTTTTATTCCAATGATACCATCTATCCTTTCCTCCTCTATCAGAGTGCCAATAAACGCCATTGAACTCTATCGCCACGTTATACTGGGGAATGAAGATATCCAACTCATATCCTTCGATGATATCTCGTCTACATCTGGTGATTTCGGGATAGTTTAATGATAGAAATTCAAACAGTTCACTTTCTGGAGCAGATGTATCCTTCTTATGTTGGACTAATCCATGGTCGTAAATCTTACGTCGTATTGTCCCAATCGATAACTCTGTTTCCTTACTAATCTCACCAATAGTTTTAATCTTGAGTTCTTCCTGGAGCAAGTCGGGATTTCTTAATAGTCTGATTCCTTCCTCACTCATCCCTACATATTTAAAGTTGGCTACTCCATACTTACTAAGACTAGTATTTTCGCTCTTTTCTTTATGGTCTGGTAATTTACCGGGATTATCTACACCATGTTTCTTAATGAAACTGGCCCTCATCGTATCCCTAACTTTTTGACATTGGGTAGGATACTCTACTCCCCTTCTTTTGAGATGGGATTCGCGTATTCTTTTCTTCACTTCCTCGGATTGGAATGTCCAATCTACTCCATACAAGAGATTATTCGTGGACTTTGCCTTCGGCGCTGTTAATTTTATCGCCTCTGAGTGCGTTCTCACTTCTACATTAGCGTCTTCCAGTATCTTGTGAACGAGAGGGAAGGATGACCCGAAATAGTCTACGATTTCTTTTAGACTTTTCTTTTCGTCCCGATACATTCTAACAACGGTTTCTTGGTCTATATTACTTCTGTTGTGGGCTACCCTGCCTTTTTTAGCGTCGTGAAAATGCTCTTTACAATAGGAAGCAAATCCTTTTCCAGACGCAGCGACATTCGTTCTGGTCCCACAAGTGAGGCAATATCCCCCACCATATACCTGATATTTTACCTTGTCGCTTATACTAATGAAGTCATCGGGCGTATTTTCGATTAACCAAGAATAGGCACCAGCACGCTTAAGAAATGCCTCTGTCAGTCTCTTTGGTTGGATTCTATCCTTATAGATAATTATAGAAAGAAATTCTTCTTTATTCATCCGTTACTTCCCATGCCTCTGAATATTCCTCGTCTTGAAATAAATCTTTCAGCCCTGTTACTTGTTTCAATCTCAATACTTCGTCCGCATCCATTCCTAATTCTTTGGATATCTTAGCATTGCTCCAATTCCGTCGGGATAACTCAACTACAATATCAGACATACTGAGAATCTTATGTTTACCACGGGCTCGATTGTGTCGTATCGTGCTGGCTATTCTATCCCCTCTTCCAGTTGATTCTGGATTGACGACAACCACTGGAAGTTCCGGAAGTCCTAGTTCCTTACCTACCAGATGTCTATGGAATCCATCAACCACTTCATAGGTTCCATTCTCGGTTATCCATACTACTATGGGCTGTGTGTAGCCGTCTGCTTCGATACTTCTGCGCAACAAATCCATTTCTGGAGGAGCGACAGAGTTTGGGTTGTAGTCATTGGCATGGACTTTATCTGTAGAAACCCAGATTACATTATTTACGGGATGACGCTTTTTCCAATCGGTCTCCATTTTGTTCTCGCTCCTTCTTTAGTCTGTTGATATATGCTTGGTATGCATCGCCACTCTGAGTCTGGGTAAACGATAATCCCTTGCCCCAGTAGTCGTTCCTCAGAATCATCTTGGCTATTCTTCTCCAGGATGGCGCTGTTCTCCGCGCTTCGATTTGTTCATCGAGGAAGTCAGGAATCCCGTCAGGATATCCCCTAGTTTTGTACCATTTCAGGAACAAGTATATCTTATTTCGGTAGTGTTCTGCAAGAGTTTCTGGAATAGTATTCAGTAATAAATCGCAGAAGCTTTCCCAGGTGTGATTGTCTGGTTTTGATATCTTATAGATTCCAGACACACTACCTCTCAACTGAACAAACTCGGCCCCCGAATTGGCTCCAGACACCCGAGCAACTATCTTGGTCCAGGTTTCTGGCTCTAATATATGAAAGAGATGTAATCCTTGTCGTTGGTCATCACCGTATGGCTGACACAATCTTTGTTTACTCATTGGCAATCCCGCCATTTGCATAAGATCATATATACGATTATATGTTTTCCCGGTCTTTGCGTGATAAATCCAGATATCTCGGGTACGCCAGTCATAAATTGGATATACGTTTATCAGGGAGTTCTTTCTGTCGATGGTGGTCCATTGCTTTCCATTCAGGGGAATTTTTTTCTTACTAGCAATGGTTCGGAATCGATTGATACTTTCGTCTGAACGAATTCCCACAAAACAAGCAGTTCTTTCTCCACCAGAATACCATGTTCCGAATTCGTGGATGAATTCCTCAAATTCCATCTTATCATGAAAGAACGGAAAGAAATTCGAATCCGTAATTGCTTCTGGTGGAGGATTTCTGACCCAGATTGGTTTATTTTCTTTCTCCCAACAGACCCAACGAGGATTAAACACCGATACGGCATTTCTTAGGATAATGGGTAAACATACCCAATATAGGTCAATTATATCTCTATATTGGGCAACAAGACTTGAAAGATTATCCACGGTAAGAGAATACTGAGCTTCTAAATCGACTATAAGCACGCCTATCCGACGATTTCTCAGTCGGGCTTCTTCTGCTACCATGTGAAGCATTACAGTGCTATCTTTACCACCGGAAAAAGATACATATATCTTCTTAATAGAAGAATCATCAAAGATATATTTTATTCTTTCTCTTGCTGCGTTGAATACATTAATACCTAAAGGAGTTTTCATGATTGAATGTATTAAAACGAATATCTTGCCAGTTTACCAAGCAACGGTAATGTTTGTTCTGGTAATAAATTACTATCGACCATATAAATCTTTCCATGCTTTCTTAATGTGTTTGGGCTTCAGGTGCGGCTTAGCTGCGATACAATCTTCGCGTCGAGGGTAATGATGGTTTACTAAAGTCCAATCACCAAGCCATTCTTCGACCTCATCCAGCACTTCTTTCCATTTTTCGGTTTTATTCATTTCTCATTCAATAGTAATTTAATCTCTTTAATCAATCCTACTCGCGGTTAAATAATTTTACCTTTCATTTACTACATCATTACGCTTCTTTTTAGCGCACTTTGGGCAAGACATTCCTATTTGAAGTATCCATTCATAGTGTCCTAGAGAGTCTCCGCATGGAGGTACTGG